TAAGGAAATGGTCCAACAGAACGAATAATTTCAAAAAACTCAAGATTGGGTTGGGACACAGTATCACGCATTTGACCAAAATCATCCATAATAACCACAAATTGATTATTATATCCGTCCCAATACTCTTGCTCGACACATCGTTGGTAGATTTGATCCTTACAATCGTCTAGTCCTACGGATAAGCACAACTCAGTCGCAATCAATGACTGCAGGCGCGACTTTCCAATCTGAGATTCTCCAACCAACCAGATGGCTAGAGGAACATTTCTAACAGCCTTGAACTCAGGGAATTTCCCTTCGACATGACTTTTGAGCTTAGCAGCTTGGATCATCATTCTCTGCATGGCAAGTCTGTACTCAGGAGTCAAGGCATCGTGATATTTAAGCATAAGGGCATGGCCTTCCTGATACAAACGAGCAATTTGCATCCTTTTACTCTTAACACGGCACGCATTATCGAGGTTGGCTTGCACCATGTTAGTCTCAACATTTACCATCCAGTTGGTTATATCAGGAACTGCTTCCTTGACGATGTCTGGATCACATCCTAAAACGACAATCTGAAAGTACGACCAAGCCTTGTTTACGGACTCCATCGTATACTTAAAGATCTCCGACATAGAAGAACATGTTCGGGGGAACATCGATACTTTCCGCATCCAACCTTCAGGAGAATTGTCCCTACCGGGAATCTTGCTGACTAGGTACACAACACATGATGAAAAGAAAAAAGCAATTGACTTGGGAAGAACCTTAGACAATGAAGCTAACATCTCACTCTCATTGGCGAACGCGCCGATTTGTGCAACAGAACCACTAGACCACATATCCATATGAGACATCAAATTTGACAAACGGTCACAGCCAGACAAGGCGATGGTAGCAATCAACGACGCAACTTTATACGTAACAATACCAAGTTGAATAAGGGTAAAAATAGCAACAAGAGACAACAAAGCACGCAAAACAGTACGAACGGAAATGGGAAGCATACCACAATTAGAACTTAACACATCTTCAATTTTATTGGTTATTAGGGAGGTTATGGTTTCGGCATTTGGGATGCCCTCAAGACGTTCATTCAAATTGTCAACAAGGGAGTTAGTCTGTTCTGAAACAAATAAATTAAAAAAACCGATTTGAGCAGTACCTCCAGAAAAGGACATAATAGACTCGATAAGCTTTATAATAGAGACGACAACGGAAAAACAAACACCAACCTCCATCGCTGTGGGTTTCGCAGCAAAACGTTTAATCATACAGTCACACTTAGTTTTGTGACATCTTTCACACGGAGGGGGAGGAGCTTCATTGTTAATCATGCAATTTGTTTCGGCATTAGTGGCATGACCACCAATTTGGGCGTAATTGTCGTTATCAACAAGGAATTGGGAAAATTTGACATTATCTCGGGCGGATCGACGCAGTAGTTCCATGTAGGCTTTTTGCTCGGCCTTTAGGCGTTTTCTTTCAGCTTTGGTAACTTGAGGTGGTGAGCTAGAGCGATTGTTGCGCGCACCACGGGGGTTAGGGCCGGGATTCGGTTCGATTCCTTCTTTAGTAAGATCGAGGGGGGGAGGTTCAGTTGTATATTCGTCGTCATCGTCATCAGTGTCAAAATAAAACACAACGCGACCTTCATCAAGGGCGGCTTCGAAAAGCGTGAT